AAGTCGCCCTTCAGTGCAGATAATTGCGCATCAAGGGAGATAGCCGCATCGTCAGAAATTGGAGTGGTGTTGATGGTGTATTCACGAATGTCAGTGTTAATGCCATCGGGGCTCACTTGCTCGTAGCCGTCGCCAAACTGGCTTCGCAGCGTACGATTGCCACGGCCTACTGTAAGGCCATATTCACAAGCAATGGCGAAAATGGGCTGTGTCATGATCAGCGTCTCCCGGCCAGAAGACCACCTGGCCGCAGTTCGCCAACAATCACTTGCTTAACGGCTCCTTCCAATTTGCGTCCAAGGTCAGACGGTCCAGCATTGCCCTCGCTTTGCACTTGCCCATTGCTTACATTCACCACAATGTTAGTGGAGATGTTGCTACTGGCCCCTCCAAGGTCCACGGGGATGCTCTTACCATCGGGCAGGGGCACCACGGCTTCGTTGTAGCGTCCTTCGCCTACGAGGCCCATTGTGGGGCCTTTGACGATGCCTCCAGTGGCAAAGGCTCGGAAGCCTCCTGCAGCAATGCCACCATTGGCCATAGGAATCAGCGAAGTGATGCTTTTTACAGGAGAACCCAGCCCTGGGGCTCCAATCGGGCTGCCTTGTGGGCCGAAGATATTACGGAGGAGTCCGAGAAGATTGGCCTTCACTGCTTCCCTCAAAATCGAACTAGCCATTTCCGCAAAGGAATTGGCAATGTCCCTGAACATATCACCAAGAGCATCGCGCATGGTGGCAGTGCCAGTGACTATGCCGCTGAAGGCAGTGCCAATGGCGTCGCTGATTGCATTGACGCTAGTTTGCGCCATGGTGAACTTATCAGTGAGCTGCCTAAGATTGTCACCCACATCTAGCGAGGCGTCTTGGAGCTTTTCTGCAAAGGTTGGATTGAGCAATGTCTTGCCCGCTTCTAATGCCTTGATTTGCGCTCCAACAATAGCCGCTTCAATTCTGCGATAGGCTTCTTCTATTTTTGCAAGCTCCTCGGGAGACGCCTCTTTGCCTATCGTCTTGTAAGCCTTGTCAAGTAAGTTCAAGGCAGAGTCGTATTGCATTGTCGCTTGCGTCAAGAACTGAGCTTCGTCCGCCCTGAATCCCTGCGCTCGGAAACTGCGCACAGACCTTTGTTGCGCTAGTTCGCCTTGTTGCTCGCTCAATAGTTGATTCAACGCTTGCACCCTGGGCAAGATTGATTCTTGCACTTCTTTGGCAAACTTTCCGCTCGCCAGTTCATTGCCAAGAGATGCCAACGAGGAGTCAAGAGTATTGACTACATTAACTGCTTCGCTTACGCTTCGCTCTAAATCACTTATATTCACGCCGCTAAAACGAGGAGCTGAAACGCCCCCTGCAATCGGCCCAGCAGCCAACTCTCTCTCGATGCTGGCAGTACGCCTATCTATCACATCCATCGTCGTCTCAGTTTCGCTCATATTATCAAGATCTCTCTCCAGGCTCCTAGGAGGCAAAACTGATCCGCTCGCCAAAAAGCGTTGCAAATTAAGGACAGATCGATAGCTCAAAAGCTCCGCCATTTCCGCAGCAAGTTTCAAGCGCTTTGCTTGGTAGTCTGCGGACTTATTGCCAATGTTTGCAATGGTTTTGGCGTATTCAAGCTGCGCCTTGCCGATAGCTTTGGCGTAACGCATGTTTGCTTCATTTACAGCCTTGGCAACGCTTGTCTTTAGGTCTTCGATGGCTTTGGCTCGCTTGGCCTGCTCGTCCATTAGGCGCTGCTCGCGCTCAATACGTTCTTCGTCTCTCGCCCTAGCGGCTCGCGTAATTTCTTGCTGCACTCGCGTAATTTCAGGATCTTCTCCGCGAGAAGCGGCTTCAAATGCTTGCAGATCAAAAGCGGCGTCTTCCTCTGTGGCGGCAATCCTTCGGCGCGTGGCCTCAATTTCACGCTCAAGATTCTTGCGCTCTTCCGCAAGATCCTGCTCAAGCTTCTTCGCTCGCTCTACGGCATCTTCACGAATCTGCGCAAGCCTTTCTTCGCGCCGTTCGCGAGCATCAAGAATGCTCTCTTCAAGGCGTTCGTAAGCCCTGAGCATTTGTTCACGCTTTTTCTGCTGGTCGTCTTCTTTCTTGGCCGCAAGATCAACACCAGCGCCAGGGCCGCCATAGGTGTAAGTAGAAGTGGGCTGCATTCTTTTGAGCGCAGCATCTCCGCCAAGGTCGCGATATTGCTTGTCAAGCTGCCTTAAGCGTTCGCTCAAGCCAGCGGCTTCTCGCCTTACGGCGTGGGCAACGACAATACCCTCGCCAACATTTAATCCTTCATACTTAACTGCTTCTTTTTCGGCTGCGGCAAGCTGTTTTCTAACAGACTCTCTTTCCGACGCAACACTTTGAATGTCTCCCCCAACCGCTATGTTCCGAACGGAAATGGCAAACTCAGCAAATCTTCGGAATGCGTTTAGCGCTTTGTCGCCAATGGCATCACTGATAGCCTTACCAACTTGCTGAACAATGGTAACCAGTGAAGCAAAGCCGTCTGCAATCGTTTTAAGGTCGGCTTTGTTTTCGTTGATGAAGTTGGCAATGGTATTGAGCGAATCAGACAAGGAATCTTGGATGCTTGCTCCTGCATCAGAGAACACTCCTCCCAAAGCAAGACCCACTTGCTCAAGTGCTATCTGCAAGCGACGGCCAGCAAACTCTGGAGCTGTTGCCAGCGTTTTACTAAACTCTGCGTAGTCTGCGTAGTTCTTTTCGGCAAAAGTGATGAACTCTTGAATGCCAATTTTCCCCTCCTGAAGACCCTGCTGCAGCTCCTCAAACGAAAGCTTGTTCGCCTGAGCAAACTTAACAACCGCTCCAGGGAAACGTTCGCCAAGTTGTCCGCGCAGTTCTTCCGCCTGCACACTGCCCTTGCTCAGTATTTGAACAACGGCACGCATGGCCCCATCAACATCCTGAGCGCTACCGCCAACGGCAGACACGGCAAGAATGGTGCCTTCAAGAATGCGCTTTGTTTCCTCAACAGACAGTCCGTATTGTTTTGTATTCACCCTTAACTGAGTGAAGTTTCTCGCAACTTGCTCAAGAGGAATAAATAGCCTTTTGCTCGTGTCAATGATTGCTTCTTGAGCTTTGGCAAAGTCTCGTGCATCAATGGAAGCCAGCGCAAGGCCACGCTGATATTGCTGTATCTGCGAGGCTTGCGTGGTGATGCGAGCAATGGCTTGTCCAGCGGTGTCTGCGACCTGCCCTAATGCAGCGCCAGTAAAGGCTCCAGGCACTCCTCCAATGAGACCACCAGCAACACCTCCCAAGGCACTACCGATGCCTCCTCCCATGCCTCCGCCATAAAGGAAAGCACCTCCTGCCGCGCCAAGGCGCTGCCCTGCGCCAAGAGGCTTACGGTTAATTCTTTCAATGCCTCCTTCAAGCTTTTGGATTTCGCGATTCAGCCTTTTCCATTCGCCTGTGTTTGGCGATATGTCATTGGCTCGATTTCTCAGCAGCTTTAGCTTTGCTTCTAGCTGGTTTAAGCTGTTCGGGGCAAAGCTCCCCAAGCTATCGCGAAGCTGAATGGCCTCCGCTGCTTGATCTGCCTTCTTGAGTTTTCTCTGGACTTGCCCAATTTGCTGCTGAAATTGCACCCATTCCTGCGTGTTGGGGCTTATTTGCGACGCCTCAATCTGCAGTGCTTGCAGCTCTTTCTCAAGGCGAACAAGAGAGCCTTGTTCAAACGATTGCGCCTGTCCACGAAGTCGCAATGGTTGACCAATAAGCTCGCCTCTTTCTCTTCGGCCCTCCCTGAAGCCCAAGGTGGCCTGAACCTTCCGAAACACCCCTCCACCGATTTCCAGTTTATTCAGCTTGCGCTGTGCTTTAGCAATCTCCCTGTCTAGCTGCCTAAACGTGGTCCTAATACCAGCGCTGAGACTAGATGTATTGATATTTAGCTCTGCTTTGTCACCAACTTTTTCTACTTTGGCGACAGTCGCAATAATGCGATTAAGCTCCTGAATTACGGCAGAAGCATTGGTGGAAAAGTCAATCGTATATTGAGCCATGGTTTATTTCCTCAGCACAGCGCCAATGCCCTGAATGGCGTCGTCAATGTCACGTAGCGTATTTTCTGTCCACGGTCGAGCAGGCATTGCCGCGCCTCCTTTTGTCGTATAGCCATCATGCACGCCTTGCGCATATTCTGCTGTCCAAGTGAACTCTTGTGACGATCTTCCCGTGACAGTGCGCTGCTTGCTTTGAAGCAAAGTGCCCATGTCAACAATATTTCGCGGCTCCGTCACCACTTCTCCATTCTTTCTACGAGTGATGCCATCCGGCCCCTTCCATCCCCATTGCTCATCTATCATCTGCTGGTCAAAATCAGCATCTGCCCAATCCATCGCCGCTTCAAAAATGCGACCATTGATGCCATAGAGCTTCTTTAATGGAAGATCATCAGTGTTCCTAATTTTGATGCCAGCAAACTTTTGAAGCCTATTGTTGATTCCAGAAGCAAAGTCAAGCAGTTTTTGCATGGCACTGTCCGCCGCAAAGGCATTGCTCTCAAAGCGAACCGTATAGGCCATGTGCCACCAATGTTCTCACTCTATAGTTTAGGCCAGTTCGGCGCCAATCATGCCTACAATCGCAGGCGGAAGTTTATGATGCTTCACTGCCCACTTAACAGCCGCTATCGTTGATTCTTTAAGCCCTTCAGACTGAGCAGTTTTCTCAAATGGCAAGAACGATTCCAGCGTCACGGAAGCCTTCTTTCCCCCTAGTGCGCCATAAACCAGGCAAGCAAGCTTCGCCACGGCCACGCTATTGGCATTGGTGCTTTGCTGCCTTTGCTCCGCAAGCTCTTCGCTAATCGCCCGTAGCAGCTTGATCGGCACCTTATGCAGCCGCTCAGCATGGAACAATGGGTCGGTGATGCCAAGGTGGACGAGCTGCGCATAAAGCACCGCCCAGTCCGTAGAACTATTCAGCACACGCTCGCATGATTCCTCCAAGCGCACCAGGGCGCTTACTTTGGGCCGTCTTCCTCCTCTCCGTCTTCCTCCTCCTCAGCTTGCGCCTGATCTTCCACGCTATCTTCCTTCACCATAAACTGCTCCACCTTCGCAATCATTGCGGCAGTGAGCTTCTGCGTGTCCTCCTTAGACCAATCTTCCGTAGCGGTCCATTTCTTGCCATCCAACACCTCCCCTCTGTTCTTAAAGAAAATCGTCATAAGCTCTTCGGTTTGCTCTTGAGACGATGGGGAAAGGGCCATCAAGCGATCCATTTCTTCGCTGAACTCAGCAAACAGCTCTCCTCGATCTTCGTCACCGCCTTGCAGCATGGCAAACGCATCGTCCTCGCTAATGCCCTTGACCTTTGCAATCTTTCGTGCTAGTCGCACCACTTCCATGGTGAACTGAGCCCTTTTCTTGCTTTGCTTCTCCCTGCACCACACTTCCTCCGCAAGCCAGCTTCCATAATGCCGCAGACGCAGCCTGCCATTCAAGGGGAAGTATTCGGGGCTGCCAATCAGGAAAAAGTCGGAATACTTGCTCATTGTTGCTAGTCAAGTAGGGGAAGTCTAGCGTTGACAATTCGCACGGCCCCAGGCTTATCCACTGCCTTAGACGGCACAGCAGCATTGCATTGGCGACTACCAATGGAAAACACCACAGAACCAGGAGACGATGGGAGAAAACAAGCCAAGCCAGCTTCTAACCATTCGTCCCTCACCTTGCAATCAAAGAGCCACGCCTTCTCGCAATCGCTCTTGAGCATCTTCATCGCAGCACTGTCTGGATTTCCACGTCTGGGATGACAATTCTATATTGCCCATACACCACGTCGCTTTCAGGCGTAAACGAAAGCCTCGCATCAGGAAAATAGCGGCTGATGCGCTCCGCAGCTAGCAGTAGTTTGTCGGACGATGGTAAGT